CATCCGGCCTCCGGGGCGCTGGCAGGGCAATATGGGTCTGTCGCGGGTACTTCGGCCCATGTTGCCATTCACGGCGCCAGCGGGGCTTTGACGGGGCCGGGAACGAGCCTTGCGGGGGTGTCCGCCCGCTTCCGGGCGCACGACGTATCAGGAACGCTAACTGGGCAGGTTGGCAGCGTCGCCGGCACGGCGGCGCGCACGCCTGGCTTCGTAAGCCATGCAGCAACTGGAGCCCTGTCAGGGGTGGGTGCCAGCGTGGCTGGAGCGGCGGCCCGGTTTCGCGCCTTCAGCGCTACGGGCACGCTCTCCGGCTCCGGAGCGGTGGTCGCGGCTACAGCCACGCTCAACAAGGCGCATGCTGCCTCTGGGGGCTTGCCTGGGCCGGGCTCCGCCATTGCCGGCGCTGCTTCTCGTCTCCGCGCTCACGCGGCCAGTGGAGGGTTGACGGGGTCCGGCACTGTCCTTTCGGCCACGGCCACGCGGTTCGCCGCCCACGCAGCCAGCGGCGCACTGGTAGGCTCTATTGGCACGGTGGTTGGCAGCGCGCAGCACCCCCAAACCCATGCCGCTACCGGCGCCCTCACCGGACAAGGGGCGCTCATCGACGGGGCGGCCAACTCCCCCTTCCCGCTCGAAACCCCCCGCGCGCGGTTCATTGGCTCGTTCGTCACCCGCTTCGCCTCCTGAGCGCGATTCAAGCCCGATTGCCTGAAGGGTAGCGAGAGGCTCGCACCTTTCGGAGATCCTCGGATGGCCTTTTCGCCCAAACCCGCCGGCAGCGCCCGCATCAACGTCTCCAGTTCGTCCCAGAGCGTCCAGGTCGCCAACCGCGACCGCCGCATCGTCCGCGTCCATAACGATGGCACCGCGACGGTCTGGCTTGCCTTCGGCAACAGCGCGGTAACCGCCGCTGTGGCGACCGGTCTGCCGGTCGGGCCGGGTGTGTCGATACTGCTGGATGTGGGCTCCGGCGACGGGACGGCGCTGTACATGGCCGCTATCGCAGCCGCATCCACCGGCTACGTCTACGCCACGCCGGGCGCTGAATGACCGCGCTTATCACCTGCTGCAATGAGGCGCTGTCCCAGATTGCGGCCGGGGCGATCAATTCGCTGACCGAAAACAGCATCGAGGCCCGGGAATGCAATCGCTTTGCAGAGCCCTTGCTGCTGGAACTTGCCGAATGGACAGAATGGTCATTCCTCCGCACCCGGGTCGTGCTGGCAGAGGTGGACAACGACAGGCCGGCCGAATGGCTGCACGCCTACGCCGTGCCTGCCGACCTCGGCACTCCACTGGCGATCCGACAGGCCGAGGACGCCGCCACCACCCTGCCGGAATATGGGCCGTACACCCTGCCTTTGCAGGACAGCCGGCCTAACCTGTTCATCGTGGAAGACGGCAAGGTCTATACCAACGTGGAGACCGCCACGCTGGTCTATTCGCGGGGTGTGGTCGATGCAGCCGCACTGGCACCGCTTCTTCGCCGGGCTTTCGTGTTGGAACTGGCCGCCCGGATTGCCCTGCCGATCAAGAAGGACGCCAAGATCGCCCAGGTGCTGATGCAGCAGGCGATGATGGCGCGCAGCGAAGCGGTTGCCGCTGAGGAGAACAAGAACCCGCGACGCGAGATCCGCTACGTCTCCGAGGCTGAATACGCCCGCATGGGAGTGGGTGTGTGAGCTTTCGCGCCGCCCAGGCAAATTTCAGTCGCGGCGAACTGGGGCCGCAACTTTACGGCCGGTTCGATGTCGATGCCTACACCTCGGCGCTCAAGCAGGCCCGAAACGTCCTCATCCTGAAATACGGCGGTGTGGCCAAGCGCCCCGGCACGGAATTTGTGGCGGAAGTCGTGGGGGCAGGCCCACATCGGCTGATCCCGTTCCAGTTCAGCCTCACCCAGGCCTATGCGCTGGAGTTCGGCGACGGGTATATGAGCCCGTTGGCGAACGGCGGCCGGGTGCTGGACGGCGGCTCACCCTATTCGATCTCCTCGCCCTACGCTGCGGCGGACATCAGTGAACTCGATTTCGTCCAGACCACCGATACCGTGTTCCTGGCGCACCTCGACTATGGTCCTACGACCCTGCTGCGCCACGGCAACACGGACTGGGAGTTCGTGGTTCTGACATTCGGGCCCAGCATCGCAGCGCCTACTGGCTGCAATGCCACCGCGATCGTGGCCAACACGGATCCAGATAACAGCGGAAAGAACTTTTTCCCGCAGAACGCCTCTTACGTCGTTACGGCCGTGAACGACGATACAGGCCAGGAGAGCCGCGCCTCCAACGCGGATGTTGCTTACAACGACCTGACCCTCAAGCGGAACTTCAACACTATCGTGTGGAGCGCTGTAACGGGCGCGAGCCGCTACAACGTCTACAAGGCCGACAACTCGCAGTTCTTCGGCTATATCGGCACGACCGAAAGCTTGACGTTCGTCGATGATAATATCGGTCCTGCTCTGGACAAAGCGCCTCCCCAGGCGACCAACCCGTTCACCGGCGCAGGCAATTACCCTTCGACCGTCACCTTGTTCGAGCAGCGCTCGATCTGGGCGCGGACCACCAATGCCCCCAACGGGATCTGGGGGTCGCGTACCGCGCAGATGGGCAATATGGACCGGTCGCGCCCGCTCAGAGCCGACGATAGTTTTACCATCGCGATCAATGCAAGCCGCGTGAACGCAATCAATCAGCTGGTACCCACCGGCTCCCTGCTCGCGCTGACCTCGGACGGCATCTTCAAGATCGACGGCGACGGCCAGGGCGGTGTCATTCAGGCCAATTCCGCGCCGGCCGCACGGCGCCAGCTCGGCCGGGCCGCCTCGCGGCTGGAGGCCATCGCGATCGACAACGTCGTGTTCTACTGCCCCTCGCCCGGCTCGGCAGTGCGCACCCTCAACTACGCCTTCGATATCGACGGGCTTAAGTCAAACGACGTCTCGATCTACTCGCCGCATCTGTTTCAGGGCTTCAACATCGTGTCGTGGTGCTACGCGCAGGAGCCCCGTTCGCTGATCTGGGCCGTGCGCGATGACGGCAAGCTGCTGTGCTTCACCTGGGAGCAGGAGCAGAACGTCTGGGGCTGGACGCTGTGCGAGACCGACGGACTGGTGAAATCGGTCTGCTCGATCAGCGAAGACGGCGAGGACCGGGTTTACCTGATTGTCGAGCGTGTTGTGAATGGCACCGCCAGGACCTTCGTGGAGCGAATGGCGCGGCACTTGTGGGACGACTTGACCCAGGCCGTTTATCTGGATTGCGCCGTTTCCGGCACGGTCGGTTCGCCGGTCTCCACCTTCACCGGGCTCGATCATCTCAACGGAGAGACGATTTCGGGGCTCGTCGATGGGGCGGTCTATACCGGTCTGGTCGTCTCTGGTGGATCCGTCACTCTGCCCAATGGCCGGACCGGGACCAACGCTGTGTTCGGCCTGCCTTACCAGGTCGATGTCGAGACGCTCCCGCTGCGGATCAACACCCAGTCCATCGGTTCGAACGCGGGCCGGCGCCAGCAGGTTGGGGAGATTGTCCTTTCGCTGGCCGACACCAGCCTTATCGAGGCCGGGATCGACGCCGACCACCTGTTCACGGTCAAGCAGCGCCGCGACGAAGCCTATGGGTCTCCCACCGGACTCATGACCGGCGACTATCTGATGTCGGCCGATAACAAGGTGGGCGACAAGGCCGGGGTCTACATCCGGCAAAATGCTCCGCTGCCCTTCACCTTACTCGGGGCGGCCTACGATCCGGTCATCAACGGCTGATGCAGAGCCGTGTGAGCCTTGTCCCGGCCGAGACCAAGCATATCGGCCGGATTGCCCGACTGATGAGGGAGGCCGACGTGCTGGAGTGTGCGGCATTCGGCCGCACGCCCAAGCAGGCGCTGCGCCTCTCCCTTGCGATCTCGGACAAGGCGTGGACGGCGCTGGTCGATGGTCAGCCTGAGGCAATGTTCGGGGTGACCGTGGAAAGCGTGCTGGGACGGACCGCCTGCCCGTGGTTCCTGGGCACGGAGGAGGTGTACCGGCACGGGCGTGAGCTTGTGATGTGGGGCGCGCCGATGCTCTCGCGGCTGTGCGATTCAACCTTTCGCCTCGGGAACCTAGTTTCCGCGACGAACGGTCAGGCGATCCGCCTGCTCAAGCGCTGGGGCTTCACCGTGGCCGAAGAGGAGACCGACGTGAACGGCACCCCGTTCCGCTATTTCGAGAAAGCACCCGCCTGATGTGCATCGCTGCGGCCCCTCTCGCCCTTATTTCGGCCGGCCTGTCCGCCGCCGGGACGGTGATGACCGCCATCGGTGCCAAGCAGCAGGCCGATTACCAGGCCAAGATCGCCGAGCGGAATGCCGACATGGAGCGCGAAGCGGCGCAACAGGAGCAGCAGAACACGCGCGATGCGGCGCTGGCGCATTACCGGCAGGTCGCGCAGCTGAAAGGCCAGCAGATCGTGGGAGCGGCGGCCAATGGCGTGGTGGGCGACTTCGGCACTCCAGCTGACACGCTGGCCGATACCGAGATGCTGAGCCGCGAGGACACCAACCGGATCTACCAGCAGGGCAACCAGCGCGTGCGCGGCTATGACATCGGCGCCTCGAATTACACGGCGGAGGCCAGTGCAGACCGCGCAAAAGGCAGCGCTGCACTCGTGAGTGGACTATTCAGCGCGGGATCGACGATGCTGGGCGGTGCCAGCCAGTACAAGAAACTGCAGCCGAAGTGAGGGTCTGATCTTGCCCAGAATCCCCACCTATCAGCCTAACCAGGTCGGCCCGGTTCAGACCACCGATGCCCGGTTCCGCGCGTATGACAACGGCGGCGGGGCAATGGGCGGGGTTGCACGCGGGTTGCAGGACCTCGGCCAGGCGGGAGCGCAGTATGCCGAGACTCAGGGCAAGATCGAGGCGCAGAACGACGACACGCAGTCTCGCCTGATTACGACGCAGTTTGCGGGAAAGGTCACCCCTGTCAAGCAGAGCTTCCTCTCGCTCGAAGGCGGAAACGCTCGGGAGGCACAGGCTGAGACGCTCAAGCAAGTTGCCGCCCTTCGGGATGAAGCCCTCGGGCAAGCGACCAACCCCAGAATGCGCCGGTTGCTGGAGGAGCGCCTCGGGCCGCTATACCAGAGCACCACGGCTGACATTGGCGGACACGCGCTGGCACAACAGCATGTCGAGCAGGTTGGCGCGGCTTCTGGCGAACAGGCAATGTATGCCGACCAGGCCGCCGGCGAACAGGACCCAACCAAGCGGCAAGGGTTCATTGAGCAGGCCTCGGCCGCCACGAACCATTTGCTAGACTTGAAGGGCGTGACCGACCCGACCGCGCGCGCCTACGCGCTGCGCAAGACCACGTCGGGTATTCACCTCGACGTGATGGACCGGGCGCTCTCGTCCGCCGATCCTGACCTGACGTACGTGCAAACTTACCTCGCCGCCCATAAGGACGAGATGACCTCGGACGACGTGGGTAAGGTCGAGAAGGCACTCCAGCAGCCGCTTCAGGCCCGCCAGGCCGACAATGACTTCGTGCGCGCGACGGGCGGCGCCATACCCTCTCCAGCGTCTGCGCCGTCAGGCTCTCCAGCAAACCTCGTCGGCATCACGGGGCAGAGCGAGAGCGGCAATCGGGACTACACCGAGGGCGGCACGCCCGTCACCTCACCCAAGGGTGCACTCTACCGGATGCAGGTCATGCCCTCGACCGCGCGCGATCCCGGCCACGGGATCAAGCCGGCAGCGGACAATAGCCCGGCTGAATATAATCGCGTCGGCGAGCAACTGCTGAACGTGCTGATGCGGAAGTACGGCGATCCCGCGAAGGCCTGGGCGGCGTACAACTGGGGCGAAGGCCGCGTTGATCGGGCGGTTGCCGACCACGGCGCCGGCTGGCTG